CCATGCTTTGCATCTGCTTTGTTAATGCGCTTAAACGCCTGTCCACCGATGCTGAACCCTGTTAGGTTACCTTTGCGAATTTCATTGGCTACTTCACGAGCCTTCTCGATGTCATCTCTTAGTTGGATGACAACGAACATGCCAGCGTCATCGACACCGGACTTCCATAGTCTGCCATCAGAGTCGGTGTAAGACTTGATTACTTCACCAACCTGAATGTTTGAATGCGCTAGTTGCACATTGCGGAATGACTGTGCTTTCATAAAGTTACCAAAGGCATCTTTCAGTGCACCACGAGTGATTAAGTCACCTTGTTTGTCTACCATCTCAACAGATGCGTAGCCAGCGATTATTAGGTCGCTGGATGACTTAAGAATGGAAATGCTAGCAGGGTGAGCAGGGGTAGAAGCCCTGAGTGCCGCAGCATTTGCCATGACTCCCTTTACAACGCTTATACTATTTAATAAGGTACGAAGGCCGCTTTGCCTCCTTCTATAGACAACTCGCCTTCAGGTGTCTCTTTATGATTGAACTTTTTATCTTCAGCCCTTTCTTTGTTGTCACGCTCAATATCCCTAACATCATGATCGGGTAGCGTCTTTGAACCAACAAGACTAGTAGGACCACTTGGTGATTCTATAGGAGTAGCATAATCTATACCCATACCCATAGTACCTGTAGAAGAATCTCCTACAGCACCTACTCCTGATTTCAACATAGTCGAAACAAGATTGAGGCTCTTTGCTAATAGTCTTCTAATCTTTGCTTTGTCAGTAGCATAGTCATCCCAAAAATTAGTACCTGTTACTTTCTTAGGAGGTATCAATGGTTTTCCATCACCCTTAGATTCGTGCACTTCGGCTTTAGTCTCATCATCAATTACTGACAAATCTGCCTTCAGCATAACTCCAGCAACCGGAGACCAAAATGGTCTTTGACTTTCTGCTAAACGAATCAGCCAACCGTTTTCTGCTTTAGGATTGAACATATACCACTCATCATCTATAGCAGATGCACGGTAACTAACATCACCTGCTGCCATCTTGATAACTATTCTATCTCCATCTCTATCGATTTCGTGCGGCCACATCATAGGTTCAGACTTGGTAAACAAGGATAGGGTCTCTACACTAGATACTCCTTCACCCTCTGCTTCACCTTTGATTTCATTACTGTTTACTGTATAGATGTCAGCACCGTCTACATTCTCTGTAACCGAAACACTGTCAACATTGACTGTAACTATATCTCCGACTTCGTATTTGTCTTTAGTTTGGAATGATGTACCTACATCCATGTAAGTATCACCTTCGTACTTTACAGCACGGTCACCTAATGAATCTTCGTGTGTTATAGGACCAGTACCCAATCGGTATGTGTAGGATGATGTACCCTTTTTGTCAAGAACCATCAAGTTGACATCTCGCCCTTCATCGTACAATACCCACTTAGGGTGACGACTTTCTCCTTTCATGTAAGTGGAATTAGCATCCCTTAGCATCAAACGATCGTGTTCCTTCAGTAAGTCCTTGACTATGATTTCTAAACCGACATCATCTGTTAATCTCAAATTGTGAGCCGCTGGAACCAATACATTCTCTGTACTCTCCATAGTACCTCTTAGAATCTTAATACGCTCTTGAAGAGGCATGTCATTTACATCACCATCATCGTATTCTACAATATCGATTACATTGTATTCTTTATTTGCGAACACCACATCTACAACAAAGTTCTTCTTTGAAATCTTGGTAAAGTTCTCCTTGGTATCTTTGTCTAAATCAAAGTCTCCTCTTACGGTTACCTTGTCATCATCCTTTTCTACGAAAGCCCTTGGGCCTTCAGGCATAGCAGACACTATCCAGTCTCCACTAAATCCACGAAGGTGTTCCATATCTTCTAACTTGAATATGCGATGCATTGGCTGAAGTATAGGGTAGTCGCCATCTTTCTTTAGCATGATGTCGGGGTCGGATAGTGATGCCAAAAGTAGCGCTGCGTCTTCAATGTCGTGTTTTCTTACCAATGTTCTATGGCCCCCTTCTATACCAAACTCTTCCCCATATTCTTCGCCGCTATCCATGTTGCCGCCCCACATCTCTTCATACTCATGGCCTACTTGCTTATACATAGGCCTTGTCAATGTCCTCCCTATAAAGTCATAAGGTTCAACATTTTCAAAACCAACTAACTTATTATGAGAATCATACACTGGTTTGATGCTTGCCTTTAGTCCAATGTTAGAACCATTAGAACCATGATGTCCTAAATAATTGAATGTACCTTTACCATCTTGTCTACCCTTTGGCTTTATTGGAGTCCTTTTGGTATGCCCAACACCTGTCTCTTTATCGAAATGGTTTTGTAAAGTTTCATATTTTTCACCAGTATCTTCAGAATGCAAGCGCCTTTCCATTGCTCTCATGTAAACGCCAAGATTACCTAAGTACAAAGGAATGTTACTTGGATCTCCAAAGGATAAACCTTGTGAATCAATCCACCTGTCTCTTTCGTTTTCTGCTATGTTTGTTATCGCTTCAAGGTCTGCCTGTGCAACTCTTTGGTTGCTTTTTTCTCTACCTATTGTCCACTCAAAAGCACCCTGTTTACCTTTCTTGTATCTACCATGTTCTTGCTCTAAACGACCACCCTCTAAACCTGCAACTCCATCGATTCTGTCATTTAGCATTTCAAACAATTCATTTATGTCATGGCGAGGTGTTCGGTCTAGCCATCTTCGTGCAGCAATTTTTTGTGTATTAAGTGTCTTTTGTCTACCAAGTTTTTCCTTTATTTGTTCTAAGCGTTGTTGAAGATTATCTCTCTGCTCAAAGTTCCTAACATGTTCAGGGTTTTGCTTAGAATCAAGTTGCCATTGTATATTTTTCATTTCGTCACTTAGGTCTAGCAATTGTCTTTTATTTGCTTCAAGAAATCTAGTTGCATCATTGTATCGACTTTGTTCCAATTTAACATCATCAAGTCTTGGGGAGTCATGCACCGGATCTCTTCTAAGCATATCAGTAACTAGTTTGTCACCATGATGGCCTACCAAACTACTATCTAAATCAACAGTGTGAGTCGCTTGTGGGAAAAGAGGACTATGTTTTTCACCAGTAACTACGCCGGTTAAATACTCCTTTCTATTCTTAGCATAGATGTTTTTGTCATGATGCTCTACTTCACCGATGTGACGAATGTCAGTGTTACTATGCAAATCGGTACCGTCTATTGCTGCTGATTTACCACGGTGGCGCAACACATCCATGTGCTGACGATCGATTGTTTTACCGGCTTCTACATCAAGTGTACCTTTCGCATTTTCTCTATGAGCAAGTAACCTACCTATGTCGGCTTCAGGATTTCTTGAACTCATAGTAGGGATTTGTTTCAATTCATGACCGGCCTTTGTGACCCCTGTATGTGCAGGGGTACCTACAGAAAGCGCAAACGAAGGCACAGCGTTTGACCTAACCTCGTTTGCTACATCTACTTGCATTTTCAAGTCACCTGACATACTATCATAAAAACCAAAGTTCAATGAATTTGCTGGATGATTAACTGGTACTTTACGATAACCTATAGGCGATGGGTGCTTTTGACCTTTATCCGCTTCCCAACTTTTCATATGCCTCATTACTGCCTGTGGGTCAAAGTATGGCCTGTAAACCATATGTTGTTGCTGCTGACCCATGAAACCTAAAGCATTCAGTGCGCCTCCGGTTAACTTAGCGTCCTCTGCATCTTTTCCTACAGGTGCCTTGGGATGTATGTAATTGTGCTTATCATCAGGATGATTCATGTCAAACAACAAATTGCCATCACCATGTTGGAATATATGCGCCATAACAAGCATAGCATTGTTGTGTTCTAACCCATGACCTGCTATACCATCAAGCATTTGAGTAAAAAAGTGAGTAAGGCTCCTATTATCGTTATGCATCCAAGAAGGCATATCTTCGCTAGCGACATGAGGATGCAACAAACCTATCGAGTTATTTCTTAATTTCCTATTGTCATAGTAAGCCTCATTGGTTTTGTTAATGTGCGACAATATCTTACCAATGTCTTGAGGAGGTATTTCAAACATAGGATCGAACTTTAAGCCCGACGGGTTATCTTTATTGAGATATGGTAACAATTCCCTTTGGTCTTTATCATAATGTAAACCAGCAATTAAACCGTTGTAAGAAAGGTTACTTTTTGTTACCGATTCATGCCAGCGGTTTCTACTTAAATCCTTTCTAGCAAGAGGTTCCACTGTAAATTTCTTAGCCTTTGAATCGTATTTAGGCAAGTCGTACCACCTACTGACTGCTTCCATAGACTTATACTTAGCACGATCAACACCCTGCTCCGGGTTAGCAGCCAATTCCTTATTTGCTAAAAAATTGATTAACTGTTTATTTTGCTCAAAGTAACCCAATCCGCTTAACACACCCATGTGGAACTTCTCTAATTCGTAGTCTCTGAGCGAATTAAAAATTGCGTGGGGCTGAGTTCTGTAATCTTCAGGTAGGGTTTCATGAGCACCGTGTTGGTTATCAGCACCTGACCTAGAAGGCAATATCAACTTTCTAAACAATGGCACTGCCTTCTTGTAAAGACTAGTAACCATTCTTGTAAATGGCATGCCTTGAGAGCCATAGTTTCCTTCTTCATCTCTATCAATTTCTGCACCTTGGTCTATGCCACCTAATTCCAAAATCCTATCGTACAACATCTTTCTTCTGTAGGCGGGTAGGTGAGTTGTACCAAATAAAACATCTTTCAGAGAAGGCACATCTCCCTGTAAGTACCTATTCTCCAGCATGTGCCTTACGCTTTCATCTTGAGGATGAGGGTTGGATTTGTGGTGATTTATTGTAGGTTCTTCGGCACATTTAGGAAACCCTTGGAAAATACCTTCGGTGAATACTGTTTTTTCATCAGGGTTCTCATTACCCCAATTGTATTTTTTAATTAATCTTCTATTGTCATAGTCTGCCGGGGATAAACCACTATGGTCATTACTAGGCTCGTAATAATTAAAATTATGAGCGATGTATTTAGGAACCTTTCTTGTTACACCGTCGTGAAATGTATGGTTTACTTCTTCAAACATTGGCTGAAGATATGGATTTTCTTGCACCGGACCCTGTATGTTCATAGTTTGTGCAAACTCAGGTAAGTACTGCAACTGCCCTTGGTATCTAGTGTTAACTTCGTCAACTTGTGGCTGACCTGTGCCCCCTGCTGCAGCACTCAATTGACCAGTAACAGGATCGTTAATCATAGGGTTGTCTTGAGACTTGGCTACATCAAGTAGCAATGGTTCAAAACGAGGTTGTTGATAATACAAGTCAGCCTTAATGACTGCTTCGTGGGCTTCAAGATATTCACCAGCCGCCTCTGATACACCTATACCATCGTACAGTGATTTGACAAAGGTTTCTCTGCGAATGTCGAGAGTGTCCAAAGGAGTTTCAATCACACCATCACCCGCCGCTCAGTTTATGCGGCGAGATAGCGTTTCGATACTCTTTCTGATTTGCTGGTCTTGGTATTTCTGAACATTACCACCAGCAGACTTGAGAAGGTCAGGGCCATCTCCGCCCTTTTCATTAATACGATAAGCGGTTTGGTCATCAAATGCATCAGGGTACTGAGTTGGCTTGTCAAGTATTTTGCTAACTTCAGAGATAGCACCTTTGTTAGGTACATCCTTTGATTCGATTAAATGATTGTTGGTAGAGAAGCCTTGGTTTCTTACATTGTCTTTACCAGCAGATTGAGTCATAAACTCATAGCCTTGCTCTGAACCTTCCTTTGCTTTGTATTCAGGCTGGCTACTTCTTTTGGCCTTTGCCTTTTCTACTTTACCGGCTAACTCGTTAGCCTTACTTAGTAAGTTTGTAAAATCTTCATCTCTAGGTTCAAATCGTGGCTTCATCTTAATCACTCCATTCCCATGTTGTTGCCTGTGTTACCAGTGCCTTTGGCTTGGTCTGCCAAGGCGTGAATCTCTGACCATTCCATGTTATGGAATTCAGCGTTGCTACTAGGCATAGCAAGTCCATCACCTTTGATAACCATGTCGTCACCGATAGGTCTGAAATCATCATCTATCATTCCGCTTGGCCTTTGTGTTTTTGCCATCACAAAGCCCGCTTTCCTTAGCATATTCATAGGATCTGCTACTGCCTTTCGCAAGTTTACATTTTCTTGCTTTAGTTGTCGCAAGTCACTATCCATATTTTCCATCTTACTAATGAGCGCACCCATTAGTTTCTCCGCAGTTTTCTCTTCTTCACTCATGATGCTCAACTCAAAGTGTTCTGTTGCTTAGTTGTCTTTTGATACTACCTGTACGACTAGTACGAATCATACCCGGCAAGACATCGTTTGATGCAGGGTGGGTTTTCTGTACAGAATTAAATCTCATTACAGGAGCGCCACCAGCATAAATATCATTGACACCAACAGCGCCTGTATCTTGCTTCATAACTGCCTTTTCGACATCTCTACTGAGATAATCAGCGTACTTGGTAATTTCATTAATGTGTGAACGGGCACCCATTGCGTCTTGCTCATCTAATGCTTTGTAAAATGCGTCTACATGAGTACGCATTTTTCTAGCCATAGGGTCCAATTTCTTCAGGTCCATGCGTCAGCCACTACTCCCCTTAACTTTAACCTTGTCATGCACCTTTGAATCGACCTGAGTCACTAATGCTACGAGCCGCTTGCTCAATAGGGCTTGGTTGCGAGCCTCTTTGTTGTACACTACTGGTCGGTGAACCTGCACCCATACTAGTTCTGTTTTGAGGACTAGAGTTAGGACCACCGTCACTCATACTTCTAGCACCAGCAGACGCTTGACCACCCATTACACCTGCTAATTGAGGAGGTATGTTGCGACCCGGTAACTGTCCGGGGTTAGCCTGCGGTTGCGGGCCACCCGGCATACCCGGAGGCATACCGCCACCCGGAGGCATACCCGGAGGCATACCCGGCATACCGCCACCCGGAGGTTGTTGCATCTGCGCCGGGTCAGGTTTCTTGTAAATGAACCTAACATCTCTGTTACCTTCTTGTACAAGTTCAGGTTCATACCCTAACATAACCATACGCTGTGCGATATTAACTTCCATTTCATCTCGGCGTAGCCGAGTAACTTCATCTTCTTCTTCATTAGGATAGAGTGTTAATTGCCAATCATTGACATCTAACTGCTCCATCAATCTAGGGAATAAATGTTCAGTGTATACTTTATGACCAAACTCTACTGCACGGTTAGTGACAAGAATCTGCATACCTTCGTTGTTTAGACCACCGGATTTACCAGTGTCCATCATGAATACATTTGATACACCATAGAATGATGCTATGCGCTGGCGCATTTCATCTCTTGCTGGTAAATACTGCATCTCTTCAAGCGTGTCCATGAACTTAACCCAATTGACTCCACCTTTACCTGTATTAGATTCAATACCGATCTTAGGAATGTAATGCGGGTCACGCTCTAACTTCTCATCCATACTCTTGAAGAACGATTTCATCGATTCTAAATTATCTGTTGTAACTGAAATTAGTCCCTTTGGCATCCTACGCTTTGAATAAGCAGTATACATGTAGTTGTCCATTGCTGTCAATGTCATAGCCTGTCGCCATAGTGTTGATACAGGAGAGCGACCATACAACTTAGATGGGTTATACTTACTAACATGAATTACTTCACCTTCCAAATAATACTGAGTCTTACCACTACCTGCTGTATTGACATAATGAACATCTTCTAAAGCATGTCCACAGACTTCACATGTCTTTTCTTCTTCTGCATAACTACGAACTACATCTCTATGTAAAGGACAGACTCTGTACCTACCTCCTCTTACACCACGCTTATCTGCAATAATACGCAAAAAGATAGGGTCTCCACGGAGAATCTCCTTTACACGATAGAATGATACTTCTTTTGTTTCGGGGTCTTGGTAGTATTCTTTAATGAGAATCATGAAAGCATCATCCATAATGTTAAGATCGTATTCGATTTCCCTCAGCACATCCATAAATGTCTGCTCCATGCTGTTACGCCTGTCAATTAACCATCGAGGATAAACAATTTCGTTAGTGTCAGGTGTTTCTAAATTGATACCTTCACAATCAAAGCACTCTTCTACATCATGTTGATGTTCTTTTCCACAATCTAAGCACCTCTTATGGAACTTTTTCTCCCAGTAGTAACCTCTGCGGAAGATTTCTTGTTGAAGGGTAGTCAATACTGTACGGAGAATAAGGTTTTCATTAGCAACTGAATACAG